GCTCGGCTCGCTCTGCGCCCACGCGAGAATGTTGAACGGAAGCTCGTCGGCGGGGATGTCATCCGCCGGGTTGTCGGCGACGATCGCAGCAGCAGGCGCCTCCGGTTCGACGGAGACGGGCTTTGCCGCCGGGTCGAGGGGCATAGGCTTGCCGTCCATATCGACGGGGTTCTTCTGGGCGTCGTAGATCTGGCCGTCCTGCTCGAAATGGAACCGCTCATCGCCATGGACGGTGGCGAAGGGGCGCTTGGGGTTGAAGGGCTTCCCGTACATGGGTGTCTGTTCCGGTTTTCAGGGTGAAAGGGAACCGGGGGCGGCGCAGGGAGGACCACACCGCCCCCGGCGGGGCATCGAAGGCCGGGGGACCTCCGAATTACGAACCCTTCTGGTTCGCCGAGGTGCCGCTCAGAGAGTGGGAGAGGTTCGTGATCGAACCGCCCATCTTGTGCGGGTTCTGCTCGACATGGTTGGCTCCGGTGTAGTCGGAGTCATCCTTGCCATACGGCTCCATGAACTTCGTGCCGCCGGCAGACGACTTCACGGTGCCATGGTTCTTCTTCGAGATCGGGTCAAAGGTGGGCATTCAAGCCTCCTCTTTCGGGGTGGGGTTTCACGCCGCCGTCAGTAGCGGCGTGCAAAATTGGCGTCGCGGGCGATGCCGCGGCGCTCCTTGCTGCTGTAGGGGTCGGTGTCGGCCTGGCTGAGTGTCGTGTACCCAGCCGCAAGCGACGCGCGATCGCCTTCCACCTTGTCGGGGAAGGAACGGTCGGTGCCGCGCTTGTTCTGCGGCTCCACCTCGATCTTGAGGTCGTCGTTGAGGCCCCGCGTCATCGTCAGAACCAGTCGATGGTGACGCGAGTGGTGCCGGTGCCGGCGGGACTGCCGCCAGTGCCAGCCACGCGGGTGATGAAGATCTGCGTATCCGCCGGAATTGCAGCGGTCGACATCTTCACATGGCCGGTATAGTCCTCATAGACGGGAGAGCCGTCAACGAGGGTGTTGCCGCCGACCTGAGACGCACGGAACACGGCAGTCGCCGCGTAACCAGCCGTTGCCGAGGTGCCAAGGCGAAAACGAGCATATTCGCTCGAACCCGACGTAGCGCCGACGACGATTTCAGGAACGGTGGTGGTGCCGACCATGGAAGCCGTGACGTCGACCATGATGTCACTGACATAACCCTTGCGGCCCTTGGGACCGACGATGCGGGTGGCGTCCGTGGTGGCGCCGAAAGCTGCGGAGGGGATGAAGTATTCCTCCGTAATCGGATCGTTATAGAACGGCATGGGATTTCTCCTCACGTTGCCAATGGAAAGATGATCGCCCGGCCTGAGACCGGGCGACGGTTGCAGCGTTCCGGCTGATTAGGCCGCCGAGTCCCACATCAGGATGCGGGCGTTGGCATTGCCCGAGCCGGAGTGGATGAGGCCGAAGCCGCCGAGGGCGTACCAGGCGATGCCCTTGGAACGACCGTAGTCGCCGGGGAGCTTCGCGCGGATTTCCTCGGGGATGCAGATCGCCTCGGTGACGGTGTCGGCGCCGAAGTAGAACATCCAGCTCGAAAGGCCGTTGTTCCATGCGTCGGCGGTGCCTTCCCACGGATCAAAGGTCGTCGAGTCGTTGGCGCCGCCCTTGGGGACGTTGTTCTGCTCGATGAACCGCGTGTCCTCGTAGCGACCGATTTCGCCGAAGCGGATCATCTGGAGGCCTTCAGCCGTGTACTGGTTGATGGACTCCAGAGAGTTCTTCATGCCGCGATAGGTGGTGGGGTGCGAGATCGCGAAGTAGGCATCACCCTCGTAGGGAGGAATGTTGCGCTCCTTCGCGGTGTCGGACAGGGCCTTGATATGGCCGGTGCCGAGCGCCACGTTGTTCGTGGTCGCAGTCGCGCCGTTGGTGGTCAGCGTGACCGCAGTCGTCGAGTTTCCGCCAGTCGGAGCCACGCGCAGCGGCGTGTTCTTGAACTGCAGGAAGGCCTCGATGTCGAACGCCTTGCGGGCGTCGTGCTTCAGGGCCTTGTCGATGATGTTCTGGATCTTGTGCTTGGCGAGAGCTTCCAGCTTGCCGGTGTACGGAATCGCCTGGCCCCATTCCGTGATGGTGAGGGAACCCTGAGAGACCGTGACATTCGATTCCGGCATCGGCTTAAGTTCGTCCAGACGACGGCCCTGACGGGCGGTGTTCGAGACGATGTCCCAGACGAAAGTTTCGCCCTTGCCGAGACCCTTCTGCGTGCCATCCTCGGCATCGCAGAACTGACGGAACTTGGTGAGCGGCTGCACCTGAATGCGCAGGTAGTCGCTCAACTCGTCCGAGTAGAGATAGCCGCCGTCAGCGGCTACCGACCAAATCTGGCCTGCCATGTTCGTATTCCTTAATTGCGTGATTGCGGTTTTGACCGCTAGGTCGGCTGACCCCTCGCCTTCCGCATGTTCATCACCGCCGCGGATCGGGACTGATCCTGCGAGCGAGACTGAGACGGAGGGGCGAGTGACGGCGAAAGCCGTCTCGCGGTCGGTTGGGTTTGCAGTGCGTCCTTGCGCTGCTGCCGCTGCTGCATCGAGGCGCCTTGGTATTGGCCCTGCTGCTGCGGCTGTTCGGTAACAAGCTGGCGCAGATTGGACATGGCGCCGTGGTATCCGGCGACCATCAGGTCCTCAACCCGGCGAACCCCAGGCAGACGCTGGATGCGCGCCTGCTTGTGGAGGTTCGTCAGATGCGTCGCGGACGGAGCCAGTTCGCGGAGCTGCTCAACGGTGTACCCGGCCTGCAAGAGGTCGAGTGCCATGTTGCGCTGGATTTCGCGGGTGGCTTCCGCCTGAACGACGGGGTTGTTGATCTGCGGGTTGGCTTGCGCGAACTGCAAGACTGCCTGCTTGGAGTTCGCATCTTCCAGAGCGGTCAGGACGCGGGTCGTATCGTCAACGGGGGCTTCGCGATTGACGGCCTGAGAAATGAAATCCTCAAGCGCCTGCTGGGCCTCCTCGGGCGTACCGAGCTGGATCTTCTCGACGAGTTCCTTGGCATTACCCGGACGGCGGCTGGTGTACCCGTCGTCCTCGTAATCGCCTTGGGCGCTCGAGGAGTCATCCTGTCCTGTCGGCTCGTTGTATTCAGCGGCTGCCGCTGGTCTCGCGTTCAGCCTCTGAAATTCTGCTGTCTGCGCCAGCAGCATCTTCGCCTGCTCGAGGCGTTTGTCTGCGGCGCGGTTGATCTGGTAGTCGCGGAGGGCTTCCTCCACGGTTACTTCCCGCTGCTCACCGTCGACGATGATCGGAACCGTCTGTGCGAGAAGCTGCGGATCGAGGTTGTTCAGCGGGCGGCGCGGCGCCTGCTGGCCCATGAGGGCTTCCTGCTGCCGGCGAAGGGCTTCCTGCTCCAGCTCGCCCAGCTCGCTATGGTCGTTCTGCGAGCCATAAAGAGCGTTCGGGTCGTTCGGATCGCCCGAGAACGGCTCGGTCTGCTCGAGGCGGCGCTCACGGGCGCGCTGGAAGATTTCGCTGCGCTTGTCGTCGGTCCACTGCTGGGCCGGGGCGCGATCGGCGGCATCTTCCTGAACGGTGCGGGCGGCGGGCTGCTGCGAAAAATCAGGGGCGCCCTGGCTAAAGTTTCCGTCCTCGTTGATGGGTCCTTCCGGGGGAAGGTCAGGCGTCAGGGGCTGGTTTGCTCCGGTTGCCATTTATCATGTCCTTGAGTTCTTCGACAGCGGCTTCCTCCTCCTCGCTGTCAATTGCTTCGATGGCTGCCTCGCGCTCCTCGAGGGCGTCCGTGATCCACGAACACATTTCCGAGTAACGTCGGGCTTCTGCCTGCAGGCGACGCGCCTGCTCGATGCCGTCTGTGGTGTTCAGATCGACATCGAGGAGTGCCGTAGCCGCCGCCATGAACTGGTCGCGGGCGCGGTCCAGAAACATCGTGAACGGGTCTGTGCGGTCGAGAAGGTGCTTCTCGATCCGCATGCCCAGTTCGGCGGCAGCAAGAATTTCCGGCATGTCACCCTGATCGTGGGTGGCCGGGACTTCCTTGTAGATTTTCATGTGTCCTCACGCGGCGAGCAGAAGGATCAGCTCGGCTTCTTCAATCATCCGGCGCCGCTGCAGCTCCGCCTCGGATCGGACGGTGGCAGCGGTCGCGACCTGCAGGCGCTT